CCAAACAAATACAAAGGTGATGCCAACAACATCGTCTACCGGTCGTCATGGGAATTGCGTGTGATGAAATATTTAGATGACCATCCAAGTGTTCTGTGGTGGGTCTCCGAAGAGCTGCCAATTCCATATCGGTCACCAATAGACCAAAAAATACATCGTTATTTTCCCGACTTCATTGTTCGTCTAAAACAGGCAGACAATAAAGAAATTACTGTGGTTCTAGAGGTGAAACCCTATAAACAAACTCAGAAACCAACACAGAAACGCCAAACGAAAAGATTCATCCAAGAAGCCATGACCTATGCCGTTAACCAAGAAAAATGGCGGGCAGCCGACTTATTCTGTAAAGAACATGGATGGCAGTTTAAAATAATTACTGAAAAAGAACTTGGACTTTGAGATAAATACAAGATGGCGTATTTACTAGACAGAATTAAAGAATCGTTGGCTAAAGAGGGTTACACTCCTAGGTCATCGGCCGCACGCCAATGGTTGAAAGCAAAGGTCGGTGAATTAAGACCTACTCCTGCGGCTTTAATGCGAGATAGAGAACGCCTAAAAGACAAATCTATTATAGGTAAGATGTATTTCTTTTTTTATGATCCAAAAACTAAGGATTCGTTGCCATATTACGACAGGTTCCCATTGGTTATACCAATTGAACGATACTCAGACGGTTTCTTAGGGTTGAACTTGCATTACATTCACCCAAAGCAACGAATTATCCTTTTAGATAAACTAAGTGATACAGCCACTAATAAACGATTTGACGAAAAAACAAAATTGCGTTTGAGTTATCAATACTTGGCCTCGGCCTCCACAGCGTTTCAAGCTATGCCATGCATCAAGAGGTATTTGTTTAGTCATCTCACCTCACGATTTTTAGAGATACCTGCTGATGAGTGGGACATAGCGGCTCTTTTGCCGGTTGAACAATTTGAAAAAGCAAGCACAAGCAAAGTTTACGCAGAATCACGGAAGAAATTTTAAATGTCATTTTCACCAAATTTATTTTTAGCAAACATCCGAGGAAAAGACGGACTGGCAAAGCCATCTCGTTTTGAGGTAATATTGCCTATTCCTCCATACATTAGCCAGTTTGTGGGTAATTCAATCATTGAAAAGATATTGAACTTTCCAAACTCTGTATTCTCAGATGTCACCAGTGCGATTGGAAGCGTTTTTGGAAAGCAAGGAGAACAAGATGAACAAGCACGCTCATCTAACCCTTCAGTTACTCGTTATCTTGCTCTCCAATGTGAATCGGCAGAATTGCCGGGTAAAACACTTCAAACTGCCGATGTAAAAATATATGGACCAACTTTTAAAGTGCCGTATCAAACACAATATACCGATACCACTTTAACTTTCTTATGTACCAATGATTTCTTTGAGCGTAAACTTTTTGACCGTTGGATGGAAGCAATTCATCCATCTGATACAAATAATCTGAGATTTCCAAAAAGTCAATCATCACGCTATATGATTAATATTCAAATTATACAGTATGATGAGTTTATTAAAAAGATTTATGTAGTTGAACTAATTGATGCTTTTCCAATTGGAATAGCACCGCAAACATTGAGTTGGAGTGAAGATGGTTTTCATCGGCTTTCAATTCAGTTTGCATATCAAAAGTATCGTCCAGTTTACCAAGGAGGATACGATTTAGCTGCGGCAGGCACAGCGTTACTTGGTTCTGCAGCTTCAAGATTGTTGCCTTTTGGAAAAGCAACAACAAAATTACCATTTGGGTTTTGAATTTAATTACTAAAGCGAGGTTACTATGTTACCAAAATTAGATGTTCCTATCCATGAATTAAAACTGGTGTCCAGTGGCAAAACAATTCGTTTTCGGCCATTTCTTGTTAAAGAGCAGAAGTTGTTTTTAATGGCTTCAGAATCAGATGAGCCAAAAGAGGTTGTAAATGTAATCCGTCAGGTGTTAAAGAATTGTGTGCTTGATGAAATTGACATTGACCAATTGCCTACTTTTGATTTAGAGTATTTGTTTTTAAACTTGCGGGCTCGTTCGGTAGAAGAAGTTGTTGAGTTGCGTTATAAGTGTAACAATACATTTAAAACAGAAGCTGGCGAAGATAAAAAATGTGATGGCAAAGTAGATTTTAAAATAAATCTTTTAGAACTAGAGCCAAAAAAAGAAGAAACCCACATTAATAAAATTCAAATTACTGAAAATCTTGGAGTTTGTTTAAAATATCCTACCTTTGATATGATTCAACGATATGAAAATCTTGATGAAAATGAAGTAATGTCTAAGGTGCTGGCCGATTGTATTGACTATGTTTACGATAAAGAACAAATCTATTATGCCAAAGATTCTACACGAGAAGAACTAGAAGAATTTATTGATAGCATGCAACAAAAAGATTTAGAAAAGATTAAGCAATTCTTTGATACAATGCCTGAAATTAAAAAGGATGTTCATTTCAAATGTCCAAAATGTGAATATGAAGAAGATATTACCATAAAGGGCATGCAAAGTTTTTTCGTCTAATATTTCGTTATGATACATTGAGAAACTATTATGAAACGAATTTTGCTTTAATGCAACATCACAAATATAGTTTGTCAGAATTGGAAAACATGATGCCGTGGGAAAGAAGCATTTATGTTAGTTTGTTAATTAAATACTTACAAGAAGAAAAAGAGCGCATAGAGCTACAGAAACAAAGTAAAAAACGATAATGGCAAAAAAAATAAACGAGTTTTCTATTCTTCAACCTTTAGCTAAAGAACTAGGCTATAAGAATGCTGACGAGCTAAAAGAAGCTTTAGGTAAAGAAGAAGTTGGCCGTGGCACCAGAGGAGCAATGGGTAACATTGGTGGTGCCGGCGGTGCGGGAACTGGTTTTCTTGGAGGCCGTGAAGTTGGCTCTGGCTTTGGTGTTGGAATTAAAAAACGCTTAGCTGGAGGCCAAGGTTTAGGCCAATCTGTGGCTGGCGGTTTTAAAGATTTCAAAGAAACACTCTCTCTTGGAAATATTAAAAAAAGAGCATTAGAAAAAACATTTGGTGGTCCAGGCTTTATTTCTGCTTTTGCTCGTGGAAAATTAAAGAAAAAATACGCTGGTGAAAAATCTCCAACAAAAGAAGGAGATGAAGGAGAACAAAAAAGTGGAGAAAAAGGAGGCGGTGGCGGTGATGCTTCTTCTTATCTTGGAATTTTAGCAAAGAGCGCTTTAGTTTTGCCTGGCATGGCAAGAGATACAAATGTTCTTCGCCAAAATTTACAAAAGCTTGTTAAAATATTTGCAGGTCCGCAAGAAAAAGGAAAAAAAGCATACGCAACAAAATCTGATTTTAAACCTTCACCTCTAGGAGATTCTTCAACAGGTCAAGTATTAAATGACTCTGAAAAAGAAAGAAGTAAAGATATAGATTTTTTTGCGGCCGAAGATAAAAAAGAAGCTGATTTAGAAGCGTCAAAACAAAAAAAAGAAGCTCCCGCTGCGGCCGCACCAACAGCAGAAAAAAAAGATGAAGATGGTGGTGGTTTACTAGGCACGATTATTGATTTAATTAAAAATGGATTGATGAAAGGCCTTAAAATGCTTTTCAATCCAAAAACTATACTGAAAACTTTGGGTAAAGTTTTTGTTATTGGTGCAATTATAGGTTCTGTATTTTCTGGTATTATAGATGGGTTTAAAAAGTATCAAGAAACAGGAAGTTTATTTGATGCTTATAAGGCTTTTTTAGGTGGTATTCTTAATTTTTTAACATTAGGTTTTCTTGGTGAAGAAGATGTTAATTCATTTTTTGATGCAATAGGAAATTTCTTAGAACCTCTTATTGATGGGATTAAAGGAATCTATTATACTGTAAAAGATTGGATAGTTAATAATGTTGGTATACCTAAATTTGAAGTTGCAGGAATTCCTTTTGGTCCTTATTATCCATTTAAATCAAATCCAACAAGTGAAGAACCTGAATTCTCAAAGCGGTCAATAAAAGCAAAAGAAGATAAAGATTTACAAAAATCTGGAGCTAAAGCACCATCTGGTTCAAGTATGCCTGGTGGAGAAGAAAGTAGTTCTCCGACTCCAGATATTGGTAATCAACCAAAAGCTTTAATGACTCTTAGTGGTGAATCAATAAAATTACCTTCAGGTGCTTTATTTGATAATGAAAGTAAATCTTTAATCTATAAAGGTGTTTCAATTCCTGCTTCTAAAATTGGAAGTCAAGATGAAATGGATAAAATTGTTCAAGCAATTGACAATAAATCGGTAGTTGAATACCAAGGAAAAGATGCTAGCGGAGCTCCAGTAACAAAAACAATCAACGGTGCAACAGGAGAGATAGGTGTAACACCGCCGAAACAACCAACTCCTGTTGCTCCGCCCGCAGCCGCTCCAGCTGGTGGCGGTAGTGGCGGCACTGGAGGCGGAGAAGTTTCTGCTTCTTCTGCCGGCGGAGAACAAGCATCATCACCATCTGAATTAGCAGCAACTCCACCAGAATCTGGATCTGAATTATCGGACGCTTCTGCTGAAATTGCAGAAGCTCAAAGAATGGAATCATCTGCTGACATGGGTTCTTCAGTTGATGCTTCTTCAACAAATAATTCGTCAGGATCAACCGGCGGTTCACAACCAAAAATTGCTGATGTATATGATACTGAATTTGCTAACCTATACGCAATGGCATAAGCAAAATGGCAGAAGAACAAAAAGACGAACTAAAAGAACAACTTGCTAAATCTTTAGCATTTTTAAAAGTAGGTGCTAAGAATTTTCTTCATCTAAAAGGAATAGCTCGTGATTTAAATGTTGCTAGTCAAAATATACAATTACTTTTAAAAGCTGTTGGTGGTGAACCACGAAAGAGTGGTCAGACCGATATGCACATTCTCACTCCTGACCAAATTGATAAAAAGTTAGAGGTTGATGTTGCAAAAGCCACGGTTGTCCCAAAAGAAACGGAAGAAGAAAAAAAACCATCTCTTGTTAGTAAAGCATTTGATAAACTTAAAAGTTCAAAAGCAGGCAAAGCTGTTGGAGAAGCTTTCACAAAATTTAAGGGAACAAAAGCTGGAGGAAAAATAGTTTCTATTGCTAGTAAAATTGCCAAATACGCAAAAATTTTTAGTCCATCAAATATAATGCTTGCTTTTGGAGGCTTATCATTTTTATATGTAATTCTTCAATCTTCAATTTTTGACCCAATCGTTGAGGGTTTTAAAGAGTTTATGGGAAATATTGGAGAAATGTTTGATTCTTTAAAAGAGGGCGTAATATCTTTTATAGATAATTTGAAAGAAAGCATTGGTGAAATTATTGATGAAATTACTTCCAATGTAGCAGAATTTTTTAAACCTTTTACAGATAAAGTAAAAGAAATCTACGATAAAGTTATTGGTTTTATAAAAGATAAAGTAGATAAAATAAAAGAATTTTTTGGAATTCCAATTAAACCAAAAAAAGAAAAAATACCAGGCGAAGAAGAAGTAAAAACGAAAGCAAAAAAAGAAGCCAACAAAGAAAAAGCAGCTGAGAAACCAAAAAAGAAACCGGATGAGAAACCTGCCTCAGCAGCTTCTCCTCCACCTGCTCCAACACCAGCAGCGGCCGCACCTTCACCAGCTCCAACACCAGCAGCGCCAGCACCAGCAACTCCACCACCTCCAACTGCACCAAGTCCTGCAGGAGAAATAAAAGCTCCTGCCGGCGGTTTATCTA